GGTACTATTATTATTATTATTATAATTATTATTAGTATTATAATTAGTACCAGTACCGGAACCAGATGGCCATATCACCTGCCCCGTAGGATCATATTCAATTTCATTTATGAGCAAGTTAAAGTCAACAAAATCTGCATACCCGCCATCTCTGTATTTTGTAAGCACTTTATTGACTTTGCCTTTGCTCGTCTTCAGCTCTTGCGCAATCTGATTCTGAGAATATTCTGGATGATCACGCTTCAATTCCAAGATGGATAAAGTGACGGTCATGTTCTCACCGAATGCTCGTGACCGCTTTTCTTGGGACGAGTCGATTGTCTCAAGTAAGGTGTCTCCTACATATAATAGAAGTTCTTTGTCTATTGGTTTGGCATACAGTCCATAATCTATGACCGCCTCATAATATTCCAGAGCTTTCTCCGGCCCAAGAATTTCTTTTATTCTTTCGCCCTGTTTTCTATAAGAAGCAAAGAATGTAAAACACTTACCGCGGTCAAATTCTTTTTCACTCATGATTTTCCCTCCGATTTACTTTCGTTAGTTATCCCTTCTGTTGTCTTTATTTTGGATATGTGTATCAAGAGCTGTGCATAACTCCGGTGTTGCTTCAAATATATAAACATCCAGATTTGGACGTCTTCTATTTGGCGTGATGCCAAGAATTTTAAATCCCTCTTTCCTCAACAGCCATGCGATTCTCTGGCTGCGGACTGCTTTTGTCTTCATTATATTTTTCTCCTTGTATATAGTTAATTTAACTTGTTATAATCAATATATCATTCTTCTCTCGTATTGTAAAGTTAATTATTGCAGTTATGCATTCTTGATAATGCCGCGTCAACACAATTTTTTCCATTCAGAATGTATTCAAGTAAATCCCAGCCAGTGTTTCCCAATTGGTTCCATGCCTGGTCAAGACCGTGACCGCGTGTACTGTCCATCGGATACAGAACTGTTGTAATTATGTTTAGCATTTCGTTAGCTTTAGACCAGTCTGTAATATGATAAAAGTAATCATACCATTTATTACCGTTCTCATCCGGCGAAACATCATCATCTGAATAATCTAAATATTCTTCTCCTATATACGGAAGAATACCTGAATCTGCTGCATCTTCGAAGAACCAGTCTTTATTATTATCTTCTGAAAGACCTTTTAATGATTCTGATTCCCAGTATTTATGTAATGGACACATATATAAGCGGAAACAAATTGTCTTCTGATCTGATCCAAACGCCTGCAGATCCATTGCTTTAATAATATAGCGATATTCGAAAGCCGGCATATCTTCATCTGCTTCTGCCTGATAGATTTCTTTTGACAGTAATGTTAACTGGCCTCCGTCGCTATATTCTTCATCGAATTTCTCTTTCCACGGGATGATTTGATCCGGATTGCCTGGTCTCCATCCTGCGAATGACAGTGTTTCATTCATCTTCGCCCACCTCTTCCTCAATGACCGTGAACGGATGACCGATAATTTTTTCAATTTCTTTTACAGTCATTGTAGTTGGTTCTTCCCAATCAGGATCCATGTATGTTGGAGCATTGTTTTTTGTATAGAATTCATCAATTAAAGCACATTGCCTTTCAAAATTTGATTTCCATACTTTGATAATGTCAATGTTGCGATCATTATTATGTCTGTTTGACTCATAATTACTTAAATATTCTTCACAAGATACACATGTAGTATTGTTAGTATAAATGGCAAGATGGTTATTAGAATTCTTATTTCCTAACACAATCCCAATTTTTCCATTTCTTAACTTTACAATATCTGTAGCTGCCAGCTCCGGCATTTTATTACTTGTTATCATACTCATGCGATCTCCCTCTTTTCTCTTCTTCCTGTGAACAGGTTGATTAATTTAATTTTTTCGGTTCTACGTCGTTCACGCTCTCTTTCTTCTTCCTGGCGTTTGCAGTCGGCCATGATTTTGTCAAATTCGGTTTCTTCATAGGACTCAGACACAACGATATCAACTAGGATACCGTTATGCGCTACGATTGTTTCCATATGAAATTTTGCATATTCTTTTGTTTTTACTGCATTTTTAATTTTTTCCATTACAGTTCACCTCTCTCTTTCATTTTTGTTTTCAACTGTTCCACATAATCTCTGGCTTCTACCAGTGTGCATTTATTAGATTCCGTATTGTGCATGTGATAGTATAATTTAATTGCCTTTACTTTCTCCTCATGCTTCAGAAAGTTCTTGACTGTTATTTCTGTTGGGGACATTTCTCTTACGATATTCCCAAAAAATGTACGAATATAGAACTCAAGATCCGGATCCCATTCGTTAATTTTCTCATCTCCGGTCATGAGATAAATTGCATTAATCAGGTCGGTTACTGGGATGATACTTCCATTCTTATGAAGAAAATATCTTCCCTTCATTGGAATTGTAATTGTTGTTGCTTTTGCTTCTGCTTTATTCATTTGCTTTCTCTCCTATTCTTATGCTCAATAGCATAATTCAGCTACGATTTAGAAGGAGAGCGGCTCTAAATTTCACGCCGCATATGCCGAAGCTGAATTATGATATCGAACGTTCGTTTGTCTTTGAGCAGAGTATAGCACTTACGGTACTAAAATGCAAGTGCTATATTCTGTATAATTTAATTTGTTTTATTTGTTTTCTGTTCCAGTTGCTTTATAGTGGCGCTGACTATTAATTGCAGAAGTAACTTTTCTTAAGTCTCCTCCAGTATATAATGGCTGAATTCCTAATTTCTTAGCAACTTCTTTTTCCAGATGCATTGTGAGGTATTCCGCTGGTCTTCTGCCATGATATTTCGAAAGTGCATCAGCGAAAAATGTGTTCGGTTTGATTGGCTCAAATATTCCAATAATTGCATTAACAACTCGTGGATCATTATCATGCATGTTCAAAACACTTTTTACTGGGCGAATAACATTTGCTGCATATCCATTTGGCTCTGTATGCCATCCAGCTTTTTCGATAATATCGAAGATATTATTGAGAGTCTCTTCACCATTAGTAAGAGCTGCTGCATCTCTTGCTGCTGCATATCCTGTGAGGACTTTGTAATCAGCTGCTTTTAATGCATCTCGTTTCTCTTTTGGAAGATTCTTCAGTTCATGCACACTTAAAAGTAATTTTCTTCCTTTAAGGCAATTGTCAAGAACGCAATATTTTTTGACACCCATAGTGACATTTGCTCTGTGTTTCTGAGCAAGCGATAATTTATCAACATCATCTCCCTGTTCGGAAAATAATGCGGCTTCTTTCATTTTCCTTTCCATAGGATCCACAGGTAATCCTTCTGTAAGTACCGCAATAACATATTTCTCTTCCCGAATGCCTGCTGCCAGCATTCTATGAGATCCATCAATTACTGCGAATGTTGCTGTTTCTGGATGTGGAGATACCAGAATTGGTTCGCATTTATTGAAGTCCCATTTGCGTACCAGAGAGTATACTTTCTCCATGTTAATACAATATACTCTTTGGTAATCTTCATCAATTTCCAGAAGCTCCAATGGAATACAGCAGAATCTTTTGCCTCCGATTCTCTGGCAGTTATTCATCACCGTGTTGTATGCTGTCTGATCTTTGAATACTTCCGGTCTGATTACTTTGCTTTCTTTCTCTGTTTCTCCTGTAAGTAATTTTTCGATTGCTTTGTAGTTCATCATTTTAATCTACCTCTTTCTTTTATTTAATTTTTATTTAGTTTTTAACCGATCAATGTCCAGAACTTTCTCCAGGCATGATCGTACTTTTGCCTTGATGTCTGGTTTTCACATTCGGTTTCTGTTGTTCGAATGACTTTGTTAATCACATCTTTAGGGATTTTGAAGTCTTCCATTAAGTTACGGATTTCTTCATCCCAAAAGAATCGACTTTGAGCTTCTTCGTAATGCTTCTTTTGGATGTTTGTACATCCATATAATGGAAATTCTCCCATGGTTACGATATTCCCTATGCTTCCGTTGCCTTTCATGTTGTTCACCTCTCTTTCTAAATTGCATAGAGCTTGCGACCGTTGATATTGGCACAGCATTCAATTAATTTCGCTTCCTTCATGTCTATCAACCCTGGCAGGCTGCAGATTGCAATAATCTTGTCTTCATAGATAGCATCTGCCTTGGAATAGTACAGTCTAATCTTCTGGTAGTTTGCTTCAGCTAGATTCTGCGTCATTACTTTTTCGTTATGCCATATCTGCTCTGCTGTTTCATAGTCATTTGCTTCAATGGCAGATTTTCTTCTTGCTTTGAAGTCTTTGATTGCCTGTACCATACCTCTGATATCGGCATTAAGCGCATCTAATTTCTTTTGTTTTGGTATCATGATTATTCTCCCTTCTTATGCGGCTGATGTAATAAACATTCTCAGCCATTCTCCATTTATTCTTTCCCATGCTGTGGGATTCAGAGCATATTCTTTTGGTTTAAACAATTCTCTGTATCTCTGCTGCATGGATTCTTTGGTTGAGAAGAATTCTTCTCTTTTTAAGTTTCCCTTCTGGAAGCCGGACTTGTAGTAAATTCGGAGTTTGTAGTTGCGTTCCATATGATTCACCTCGTTTCTATTTACTTACAACAGACAGGATGTTTCCCTGTCTGTCAAGTTTTACTGTTACTTCGGATCCGCTCTGGAATCCGGATACATCATATGCTTTTCCATTCTCATCAAGGATATAGTTTCCTGATGCGGAAACAGTTCCCTTGACAGAATGGATTCCGGCATATACGTCTTGATCTATCTTGCTAATAATTCCGGCAAATATGAAAAAAGCAGCTAAACCTAAGCTGCTTTTAATAATGATTGATTTCTTTTTTCTAGCTGCTGCCCTCTTGTTGTATTCTTCTCTTGTCATGATTTATTTCCCTTCTGTTTAATTTAATTTAATTTATTTTGCATACTGTTCGAGGTGTTTTAATCCACCGGCATAATGGGCCAGCAACACCTCGTCATCATCTACATATTTAGTTCCCTTGCTATCCATGATACAGGATGCAAGGTCATTGATTTCATAATTTCCAGTATCTGCGTACCATGAGAAAAGATTTCCGTTTGAACAGGTGATTGTTACAAGATCAACTTCCGGTTCTACATCGTATTCGATTTCTGTAACAATTCCGGTAAGAGGGTAAAGATTATCAAGGGTGCTGATTCCCTCAATATCCTCTGTATAATATCCGGTTCCGTCACTGAAACCATAAAGAGTTCCGGTTTCTGTACGATTAACGGAAGTGATTTCTCTTGCTGATACCGGAGTACAGCTTGAAAATAATGTTGTTGTTACTACGATTGCAGTAACGATAGTTTTTGTTGTTTTAGTCATGGCTATTTCCCTCCCTTACGCGAAAGTTGTGAACTTGTCACAACGCATTCTCTTGTCATCTGGTGCCACTCTTTCGTAACCTGGGACTGGAGTGAGTCCAAATACTTCTCCCGGATATGCCTGAGCAGCAATAATGCTACCAATGATTACTAAAGTCTCCCCGGCCACAGCGTTCTGGTTGAAAGACTCTTTGATGGAAGAAATGATTTCCCTTCCTTCATCAGTGCCTACAAACTCTGTTTTTACAAACAGAGGTGATACCTGTTTTTCAATTGCCTTAGCGTTAATCAACACGCTAGTCGGCACCGAAATAAGATTTCCGTTTACATCCTGTATTGTTACAGGATGTGGAGTGGTATTCACTACTGTTACGTTATTTGAGAATGTTACGAAGTTGAAATTATTAGTTGTTGTTGTCATGGCTATTCTCCATTCTCCCCGTATGCCGATAGGACAGCTGATTTATTTTTATTTCCCTGTATATTAGAATCAATTTCCCTGTACATGGGGGTATCCCGTCCAGAAAAATCAATTCTCAATTTGTTTCCGTTTTTCAAATCCGCCAGTCAAGGAAAATTATATAGACCGGTAGATAATTTAATTAGTTTTTATTAGCTGCAATGATTAGCTTAAATTCATGCAGACTGATTACGCCCTTGAGATACAAGTCAAGTGCATCATTTGCAAGAACTGCAAGGCGCTCATATTCATGAGTAGCCATGCAGTAATCAATGTAATCACGAGCATCAAGTGCTCGGATTTCAAAGTTCGGATCACCAATGATAATGCAAGCTACACGACGAGCTATATCAATATCTTCCGGTGTATCATTATCAATGAATGTGTGCCATATATTGACATACACCCATTGGGATGCTACTTCTGCCGGATATGAATGGCAGAGTTCCTGATACAGTGTATGGGCACTGTATCCGAAGAAGTTACGGGATACGAATTCATTAAAAGCTTTGATTATTTCTGATTTTTTCATATGATTTCCTCCTGTGCTTTTAAGGCTGAAGCATAACCTTAAATTATTATTATTTAAACGCATCGTAAAGGATTGGGATTACTACCATGAGTACTGGTCCCAGTCCCATGGCTAAATCAAACATGGTTTCATAAATTTCGTCAACTCTTTCTTCTGTGAAAAATTTCTTTAATTTCTTCATTATCTTACCTCCTCATAGATGTCTGTCCACTCACCGGTCATGAAGTTGATTTCATAACGTGGAGCTAAATCTTCGTAGTCATCATCCTGTATGAATGATACTTTGAAGTTGAACTTACCCCAGTTCTTCTCGAACTGTTTGTAGATTGGGATAAGTTCTTTGTTACTTGTAAACAGTACCGGAATAAGTGCATTTTCGTGTGTGTCGAACTCACACTGAGACAGTACTGCTGCAAGTGCAATTCTGGTACGAATTGACAATGAACCATGTCTATTAAGAACAAGGTTGCGTAGCTTGCGCACTGTGTACTGTGGACGATAGCAGATCGCTTCTGCAAATGTCATCTGGACACTAAAGCGTCCGGATAACTCATTACCCTCTGTGCGGTCATAGAAGATTTCTTCTGAGTTCATAAGTGCGTTGATAATTTCTTTTGCTTCGTTGAGTGCTGAATTAATTTTTGTTGTCATGATAATTCTCCTTCTTGCCTTTTGGTTTAGGCATAACCTTATATTTTGTTTCCGTTGGTAAAATCTATACTCTTCATGGGCATTATAGAAGGGCATAGAAAAATCCCTTATCAAGGTTCGACCTTGCAATTTCCGATAGGAAAAAGTCTGCTCCTCACAGGAATAAGGGATAGCAAGTTTAATGGTTAATTAGTTACTTATTACTTATGTGCTGTTATGCACACATGTAATCTTTGATGTTACCGCGTTCGTCTGTCTCACGGTAATGACAGTCGTATTCAGACTGGATGAACGCGTCTGGATACGGCAGATTTTGTAATACTGCTGTCGCCTGTTCATGTGTGTAATTATTAGCATGATGGCGACTGAAATATGTCGCACCTGTACGTGGTGATGTATATAGGTGACGTAAGATTGTACCGGATCTGCCCGCTGGTGTGATGAGACAGATCTGATATTTGGGATGCGGTTGTGGGTTTGATAAAATTTGTGATAACATTTATTTGCCTTTCTGATTTTTGTGTACTAAAAAAGAGAGCTTACGCTCTCCTTTTTAGAAGCTTTATTATTTTGTAAACGCTTTTGCTATGTCACTGGACCATGCATATTCATCTTTAGCAGTCATTGAGATGTAAAATGCCCAAAGAGCTTGTATAAATTTACTCTCATCTTCTGAATATTCTTTGTATTCAGAAGCTATTTGTTCTGGTTTTTTACCCTCACTGCCGACGGAATGCCAAGACCAATAATCATAGGTTGACGGTTGACAGTATTTTTTCACATGTTCATCCATAATATGCAACGCACGCTCGCGGCGTTTGGAATCCCACTTTGAAAAATTATATTGTTTAGTATCAATTATCATATTAGTTCACCTCCACGACATCATCTCCTCTCATTATAGGTGGAATTGTATGATTAATCAATGATTTTACCATTAATTTTTACTATAATTGTAGCACGTTTTTCAACTTTCTCAGGACGGCACTTAATCTGATTGATTTTCATGCCGTCTCTGCGACGTGCTTCATAGGTATCAGTGTATCCTTCAAAAGGTCTGAAAGATATAGATTCAGGACAAATAATATCATTGTTATATGACACTTGTTCTTCATCATGTACTAATTCATCCCACGGAATACGCGCCTGCTGTGGCGTTACATAACTATCATATTCTGGTTTAATACGAACGCCATTACACGGAACCGGACGTAAACCATATTGACGTGAAACCTGTTTATAAGCTCTGTCAATGGCTTTTTCGGCGCGTTTTTCGGCTACTTTTGGGTCTTGAAATGTCTTGATTTTAGGTATTCCGCCTATTTCGTGACAAATATTTGCGACTGCGGTAAATGCCGGATGTTCACGTCCTATGAGCATTTCGCGCCATCTGTTGCTTACCCATGACGGTTTTAAAACATAAATTGGCATAGTATCCTTGCGAATATTTTTAGGTTGAGTACAGATAAAAAAGATATACTCTGTGCCTTTTTCATATGGAATTAAAACACGTCCGTAAATTGCGCCGACTGGCAAGTTGTAACCTTCGAATTTAGTCCCGTATTTTGACGCAATACGAGTATATTGTTTTATACCTTTTTTACCCATTTTATACCTCTTTCCGCCTAATACATTTTGTACTATGATATAGGCATATTATTTTTATTGCACTAAAAAAGAGTCCTTGTTAGGACTCTTTTTCCTCTGTTTTTGGTGTTTCCGGTGTTTCTTCTGGTTTATTGACTGCGATTTTTCCACTGTCGAAGATGACCGCAAAAAGGTCTGTCAGTGAAGACAGTACTTTTTGTTTATCATTTTTCACCTGATAGGTGTAGTTATCCCATACGGTTGTATCGCCATCTTTATGGCTATTTCTAGAAGCTGTACCGCCAAAACTTGCAATGAAGTGACGGACACATTCCTCTGAAATATCAGATTTTTTAACATTAACACCGTAGAACATAATACCGGATTCTGCAAACATTCTATGGAAAATACTTGTAAGCATTTTCTTAAATGCTGTTACCCCTGTACCTTTTTTATAGTATGCCGTGATAAGGGTTGAAAAATCGCACATTTTATCATTGCCATTTTCATCTTTACCGTCAATCAGGCATTTTTCATCAAGTTTAATTGATGAAATACAAGTATGTGCCTGAAGCATCAAGAATGTTCTATCAATTTCTGATAAAGCGTTAAAAGTTTCAATATTAACGCCTTTACCGTTAAGGGCGGCAAGTTCGCTACGTGCGTCAATTAAATTTGTACGTGCGTCGAGAAATTTGTTAATGTCGAATTTCTCATCATGCACGCTGTACAGTTCTTCACGTGTCACTGTCTCAAAGTCAACGTCTTTCAACGTTGTTTCTTCGAGGATTTTTGTATATGTATCATAAGTCTTTTTTGCGCTGTCGCGTAAAGACTGATATACCAGAAAACGAACATGGTTGTAAACTTCTGTCGCTTTTGCCGGAATAACATTAACTGCTTTTACCTGAATACGTGTGGAATCAAATGTTTTTGCCATAATTATCTACCTCTTTTATTCTAAGATTTTAGTTGTCAGTTGTTCGCCATGCTTTATTTCAGCTATGGTTACTATACCATGACTAATATGTACTTGTATAAACGTGTTTTACCAACGTTCTACACACTGTTGCGTGTGCTACATCAAGAGACAAAACACGGTGAAAGTTGCACTTGTCGTAAACATGTACAATACTGCCATAGGCAGTAACTCTAAACAAGACGCCTGATTGAAATTGTAACGTTGTTTAGAAACATTCACCTATATGTGAGTTGTGCCCTATGAGCTTTTGTTATCGAGTTGCAAGTCCGTGTCAGCTACTGCCGACTATACCGCCCACCTACGGTACTTTAACGCTTTTCCGCGCCCCCTTGTTAGGGTTATTGCCTACCATGCTTTTCAGCGACTTTCAAAACTTTTTCTTGCCTATGTTAGCGCAAGCCGTCTGTCCGTCCATCACTTAAGATTGAACATACCGCATTCACATAGAAATTTCCATGCAAGTGCCTTTTCGACAAATGGTAACATTGATATAGGGTTGTTATTCCCTGTCGCATTTTCATTTCTTGACAGCGACTGTCACGAACCACACTTTAGCCCTGTATGATAAAGGGGGATGGACTGCTGAAAAATCAGCGTCCTAATTGCGATACTACGGAATACTTTGAAAATGCTTTTACTTATGATATGCGCCCCACATGGGCATTGGACATATCACATGTATTTGCATGTTCGCGATATTCAATTGAACCGCTCAAGTGTTTACCGTCCCTTCGGACAACTATATAATACCAAAACCATTTGTCTAAAAATGAAAATGTATAAAAAAAGTTATAGAATATTTATTCATATAAATACATAATTCGTGCATAAAACATGTATATATGCATAAAATTAGCTATATTATGCATAAAATTAGCAGTAATTGGAATTACTCAAAAAGGGGGTACTTTTAACGCCAAAATGGGCTAAAATTACCCAGAAAGACCTAAGCCGGTTAACTTCCACACTGGCTTGAAAAATACGCCCTATCTTCCTATTAAAATGTAACGCTCCCCACATCGCCAAACTCCTATAATCACCGCCCATATTGTTCCACGCTCCCCCAAATCTCACCTCACACTACCCTCCAACCCCCATCTACCGTCCATATTCTCAAACGCATAATCTCAAATATTTCAGTTAATTTAACTTCTTTTCTTGACAAATCCATCTTCCTGTGCTATTATCTCATTATCAAAACAAGCTAAATTAACTCAGTATGTAAAGAAAATCTACAAAATCCAAATATCCACAACTTGTTTTGATCATTCAATAACATTAAATAACACATCAATAACTCGTAAACCTTAGCAATAACAGGAGGACAAACCAAAATGTCACATCAAACAGAATACGATCTCAGAATGAGATCCTACAAATCAATTACAGATGCTCATCTAATCCCTCGCACCCCAGTGATCATCCAAATCGATGGTCGTGCATTCCATACTTTTACCAGGGGGTTCAAAAAACCATTTGATCAGGTACTTATGGCTGCTATGCGCTATACTGCAGAATACCTCTGTAGAAATATCCAGGGCTGTGTCCTGGCTTATACTCAATCAGATGAAATTAATCTTCTTCTTATTGATTATGAGAAACTTGAAACTTCACCATGGTTTGATAACCGGGTCCAGAAACTTGCTTCTATAGCAGCATCTATGGCCACTAATTATTTCAATCAAAAATTTAAAGAATTAGTAAAAATTATCGGCAGAAGATATTATTCTCCAAACCACAGCTATGATCGTGCATTACTCAAAGGAGCAGAATTTGCTGCATGCGTATTCAATCTCCCACGAGAAGAAGTCACAAACTACTTTAACTGGAGACAGCAGGATGCAATTCGTAACTCTATTCAAATGGTTGGTCAAGCACATTTTTCTCAGACCGAACTAAATGGTAAATGTAATCAAGAAATCATAGACATGCTTATTCAGCAAAAAGATATTGACTGGAACAAACTTAAAATTTACAAACAGCGCGGTACCTGTATCATCAGATCTGCTCATAGTTCTTTCTTATTAAATGGTAAACAAATTACAGCAGATACATGGTCTCATGACTTCGATATTCCACGATTCATAGGTGAAGGTCGCGATTATATAGAAAGATATCTGTATCCGGATGATCCAAACAACACTACTTCTCGAAAGGACGGAAATAATTAAATTATGCAGAGCAAAGAAAATAAAGATAAAAAATATGCTTGGCAGTTAGAACGTGACAGTGATTACACTTCTGCTACAGCATTTGACTCCATAGAAGAATGCATTGCAGATGCTCAAGACTACTTTGCAGAAGAAAATATAAAAATCAAATCAATTACAATTCAGGAACTTAGACCATATGAAATCTCTGTTGATGCAGAAAGAGTTCTTGAGGTTGTCTGGGAGGAAGCAGAGGCAAACGTTGGTGATCTTGTAGATGACTGGTTAGATAGTAGAACAGCTTATACTACTGAACAACTCAATGATCTTTCTGAACGCCTAACGGGGGTAGTTAAAACCTGGCTGAAAGAAACACATAATGAACCGGATTTCTTCCATATTATAGGAGAAAAAGAAATTTCAATATGTAATATACCACAATAGGGGGATAAATCATGGTAATACTTATATGTATTCTTTTATTTGTATTAACCGGTATTGGATGTTGGGCTTTATGTGCTGCATCTGATACTGATGAATATGATGATGAAGAAATTAAATATGATCAAAATGATGAGAACAAATTTAATTAAACAATAAAGGAGAAAAACAAAATGAGTACTTATACAACAAACACAAAACCAGAATCCAAATTTGAAGACGTACCAGAAGAAGTTCTCACAGACCCAACAATGAGAACAGCACTTGGAATGGATCCTATTCCCGGAATGAATACTCCGGTGGATGAGCCAACAATTTTTACCAACTCTTCCACTGCTACTCCAGAAGTAAAAGTTTTCAAGAATCTTGTTCATCCAGAGTTCGGTGAACTGAGAGTATTGGAAATTGACGATGAGCTTTGGTTTATCGGTAAAGAAGTGGCAAATGCTTTGGGATATAAAGATTTAAAAAATGCAGTAAAAGCGCATGTAAATGCCGAAGATAGAAAACTTCTTCTAAGGGGGCAAAACACCCCTTTAGAAATTCCTAATAGAGGACTTACCATTATCAACGAATCCGGTCTCTACTCTCTCATCCTCAGCAGCAAGCTTCCATCAGCAAAAGAGTTCAAGCATTGGGTTACCTCAGAAGTACTCCCGTCCATCCGTAAGAACGGTGCTTACATCCGTAATCAGGAAAATATGACACCAGCCGAGATCGTAGCTCGTGGTCTTATTGCAGCTCAGAAGATTATTGAAGAGAGGGAGAAAGAAATTGTACATTTAAATAATCGTTGTGGCAGATTAACTCAGACAATAGCCGAAAAACAGGATGTCATTAATGCTATCTCCAGAAATGTACCGGCTCCAACAAAACGTATGATGCTGAACAGAGTAATGAGACGAAGATCCCCAGAGCTGGCCCAGAGTCGATGGTCTTACTTATATGCAAGATTTGACGAGATTTATCATAAAAATGTTAAAATCCGCATGAAAAATTACAATGCAGAACCAGGACATAGGAAATGCTCTTCTATTCTTGATTTTATTGATACGGTACTTAATATGCTTGATGAATTATATGACCTGGCAGTAAAACTTTTCGAATCTGATTTTACACAGCTTATGCAGGAAATGCATTTATTACGTATGACTGATGAAGAATATGAAGATGAAGAATACTGGAAACGTGTACTTTAAGATAAGGAGGGAATGGTAAGAGTGCCTGCCGGTGCTCTTACCTATTAAAAATATGAGTTATTTACCAATCATAAGATTTAAAAATAGATGGCAAACATTCGATTTAAATTTACATTATCCATATTCAGTAAATGGGAAAATTATTAATTATACTCATTTAGGATATAGAGGTGATGCCTGTTATATTGTTGATAATGAATGTAATACATATTATCTTCCTCATAATTACGCTGAAATTATTAATGATGCATTAAAATTACATAGCAGTATCTATCATGAATGTGACACAGATTCACATAGACGTCAAATAATAACAAAACTCGAAAATATTAATAGACGTGAATATGGCGGGAATGATTTTGCATTACTTAATAGTGTATTGGCAGAACGAAGTAGAAACGGCAATTATTATCATGACAGAATCTTATACAATACTACTTGTAATAAAGCATGTGTATATAACTGTGATGGAATTATAATTGATGTTGTGTATTTGCATCAAAGTTTTGTGCCATCATCTACGCAAAGAGGTCGTAGATCTGAAATAACTTCTACTTCTTTAACTGTAGATGAGGCCGCCAGATATCATAATAGCATTTCATTCCATAGTAGTGCTATCACATTTAATAATAGCGAATGGGATAGAGGATTTATTAATAATATTATCTCGAACAAAACAAAAACTTACATTCATCAATTTAATTACATTCCTAAATACATAAAACATTTTATGCCTGGAGAATCAGAAGATACTACTCTCCTGCTCGGAGCAGAGATTGAAGTAGGTGGAAATAATAATATCTCTTCTGATAATGATAAAAATTCCACAGTAAAAAAATGTATTCAAATTATGAATGGATCTGATAGTGATGAAGAAAATCTTATTTACAGTACGCATGATAGTACTGTACAGATTGAATTTGACACTATGCCATGCAGTTTGGAATTTCATAAGAACAAAATGAACTACCGTGAAATGTTCGAATATCTTGATAAAGAAGGATATAAAGGTCATGATTGTGAAACTGCCGGATTACATATTCATGCGAATCGTAGCTATTTAGGGAAATCAAGAATATCACAAGAGTTAGTTATATCTAAGATTCTTTATATTCTTGAAAAATTTAATGATGAAATTTGTGTGATTGCAAGGCGCGACAATGACTATAGTGAATTTGCCGGTGAAAAGCAAAATGAAGATTCAATAGTTGAACTGTATGGTAAGTATAAGGATAAAGGTAAACGTGCTGCATTGAATTTACAGCATAAGGATACCATTGAATTTCGTATGTTTAAAAGCACTTTAAAATATGAAACATTTATTCTTACATTAGAGTTTGTAAAGGATATTATTGATTATGCTAAGTCTGTTGATATTGAAGAGATTGAATTGGCAAAATGGTCCGATCTGATGAATTGTTTTTCTTCTGAATTACGTAAGTATTATGAATTTAGGTATC